ACCTTCAACTACGAGTAAATAATGCAAGCTTTTGTAATTACATTGATGAATAATCCAAGGTCTGTTAAGTCTTCACAGAAGACTATGGCCACCGCGTATAAACATGGTTTAAAAGTAAAGCAGTTTGAAGCTATTACACCACGAGATAGACCAGCACAGATGATGAAAGAGTACGGGATTGCACACCGTAATTTTAAAGAGGAGTTTTCAAGATTACCAAACTGTCAGGCAGCATTCATGTCACATTACAAATTGTGGGACTGGTGCATACAAATCGGTGAGCCCATTATAATATTCGAACATGATGCAATAATGATTGGTCCATTGCCTAAAAACTTTGACTTCGATAAAGCCATTACATTTTCAAAACCATCATATGGCAACTACAATACGCCCATGGAGCTAGGTGTACAAAAACTGGTACAAAAACCGTACTTTGGAGGTGCACACGGCTATGCAGTATCACCTGAAGGTGCAAGAGCTTTGGTAGATAAAGCAATAGCACACGCAATGCCAACTGACGTTTATTTAAATACACAATACTTTCCATGGTTACAAGAGTATTATCCATGGATATGCTTAGCTGCAGATCATTTTACTACGATACAAAAAACAAATGGATGCATGGCCAAGCATAACTTTTCTAGAGGAGACTATGATATAATCAATGCCGAAGTTACTTGAAAAATGTATTATCACAGGCTGTGATGAAAAAACTGAATGGCAGCTGCCTTGGTTTCTTGAAAATTATTATCGTTGGAATAGCATACCATTAGTAATCGCCGACTTCGGTATGACCGAAGATATGAAAAGATTTACTAGATCTACACCAATAAGAGGAATTCTTGAGCGTAGAACTGATATGGCATTTCAAAAAGGTTGGTTCTTCAAGCCTATCACTATGTATAGTGCACCAGCAAATGAAGCATTCTGGATTGATACAGATTGTGAAATATTAGGTAATATTGAAAATGCATTCCGCTATATTCAAAACGATAAGTTATGCATGGCCATAGACAGACCTTGGTTGAAAAGGCGCAAAGAAGAATGGTATAACTCAGGTGTCGTAGGTTGGCGCGGCAAACCAGATATTCTACGTATGTGGGCTGAGCAAACTAAAGCTACGCCAAATGTTGGTGATCAAGAAGTATTACACACTATGCTTAATCCTATTACAAAAATGAAATATATAACAGAGTTACCGAATGAATACAACTGGCTTCGGTTGCAAGTTGAAAATGATAACGAAGATAGTCCAATGAAAAAGATAATGCATTGGACTGGTGAAAAAGGCAATGACCGCATACGCGGTAAGATGAAAATTAAGGAGGTTATGCGTGCCTAGGACTGTACATGTAATTGGTAATGGTGATGGTGCAGTATTATATCATGAAGCTCCACGTAAAGGATTAAAACTTACGTGTAACTTACCACCATTTCCTGTTGAGGGTGTATACTCAACCTGCATGGTTGATTTTAAAATGATGAGAACAATTAACTCTGGAATTATTGAAGTACCAGGTGATTGGATCTTAGGTGCAAGGCCTAAGAAATATATGGAAAGCAATCCTAACTTCCACATGAAACATGCGAATCAGATTAAAATGTTCTATACAGAGTTACCAAAGTACGCTGCGAACTACACTGATTTTAATTGTGGGCATATGGCTGTATACTTTGCAGCTGAACACCTTAAAGCTGACACTATACATATGTATGGCTTTGATTCTATTTTTGATTTTAATTTAAGATCCTGCACAGATCATTACATATCATCTGACCGAGGTGGTATGAATAACAATCGTCTTACAAATAACTGGCGTCCACTATGGAATAACATCTTCAAAGACTTTGATGGTGGTGGTAATCACCAGCGAGTAGAATTTATTATGCATCACATGCACGATGCACTAAAATTTAAAATACCTAATAATGTAATTATAGAAACATATGGTAAGAGAGGTGAAATACTACCACCTAAGCAAAAGAAGAAACATGGTGATTGGACTTGGAGACCACCTGCTGATGGAGTCATGTAATTTTTTAGTTTACATTTAATAAAAACTGTGGTATAATATATCTACAATGGAGGAGCAAGTGATTTTTGTAGAAGGCGGTAGCCGAAGACAAAGAGAAGTTACGTATGATATCGCATCATTTGCTTGGATGAAACTTATGCCGCGTATACGAAAGTGTACTGTAAACATAAAGTTGAGAAAACTTAAAGTGTATCATGGTACGTGTTTAGATGTCGGCGATAGAGAGTTTGATATTGAGGTAGAAAAAAGATTAAGTCTAGGCGATGATTTTATAACTACCATCTTTCATGAGATGACACACGTAAAGCAGTTAGTGTATAAAGAGTTTTTTACTGAATGCAATTTTTACGAAAGTCGTGATGAATATTTAAATTTACCTTGGGAAGTTGAAGCATATAATAAACAAGAGGAGTTATTGAAGCAATGGAAATTACAGAAGTAGGTATATTAAAAAATAACGTTGCAGAATTGCAAAGGCAGTTGCAACAATCTTATATCAGAATCAAAGAGCTAAGAGAGGAGCTAGATAATGAAAAAGATAAAAAAACTAGGTGCATGTGTGGTGTTTGTGGCGCTGAGTACGTTGGTTACTACCCCGGCGATATCTAGTGCACAGAAGATATGTTTAAACGAGTTGGTCTGTATAAACGTTGTAGAAGATCCACAGACCAAAGATTTTCTAAAGATATTTAGTATGTTCTGTGATATGGACAAAGAAATGCATGGCCATCCAGATGATTTACCTTTATCGCAAAAAAGTGCAAATAAAATGAAAAAAACGGTTTACTTTTGCCAGAAAATGTAGTATAATAGATCTATCAAATGGAAAAAGAGGAGTTCATTATGTATAAGTTAGAAAAAGGTTTGGTAGATTTGATTAACGCTCAGCGCGCTGAGGCTGAAGAGTTCAGCAAGCAGCCTGGCTGTTTCATGGGCATGATGCCTGCGGCTACCGAACTCTCGTATTGGGAGTCTCGTGTTCCCACTGGTACTCTCAAAGAGTATCTTCGTATTGAGCTGGAGGAAACAGCTTACTACATCACCGCTGATCGTACGAGTAAGTCGTACGCCCGGTCCCTTAACTTTTCTAACTGGTCAGATCAAAAGATCGAAGACCACATAGAGAGGATGCGCTAATGTCTGACTCTATTCAAATATATAATTCTGAAGGTGACTTTTGTTATTATACTACGCATCCTTTCGATGAATACAATGGTGATGGTGTCAGTTTAACTGATAGGTTTGCAGAACTTAGAGAAGAATATCAAAAGTCTGGTAAAACAATTTTGGATATGCGTACCTATAATAACAGTGGTTTCAACCATGACACTCAACAACAAGAAAAAGAACGCGAGTTTGGTATCGAAGTTGAATGGGTATGGTAAACAGTTTAGCAAGGAGGCTCCTGTCTCGCTCCTCTCTCAGTAGATGCCTCTTTGCTAATCCTATAGTCGAGCGACATAACGCGGTTAAGCCAGTAAACGACTTTAAAATTAAGACGCTGGTGGGAAATTATAGAGCGCCCTCACTAGAAAGACTCACTATAAATAGAACAAAATGGAGAACCGCATCCTGCATTTATAAGCAGGCTCTGCTATATAAGGGAGAGGTTCCGGGCCTCTCCCATTTAGGATTATAATGCTTTGGCACGTACTACTAACTGTTTGCATTGACTATACCTGTATATCTCAGGATGTAGCACATGTAAAGACTAAAGAAGAATGCCATGCTATAGTTAGAAGATTAGTGGCCATACCACCTGATGGTGACTGGCATAGTGTAACTTATCAATGTAAACCACTGGGATCAGAATCAACATGATAAAATGGTATGACCACATTATTATATCAATGTTTGCATGGATTATTTCACAGGGTATTCTTTACAATTTGCTTTGGGCATTTGTAGGGTGGGTTATATTTGTTCAATACATGTATCAAAGGAGGGATGGCTATGTCTGACGACGATTTCTTTGATTTTGGTTTTACCGCAGTAGATGAGTCTGAACTCAAAGCTGTACAAGAGGCTTCTAAAAAAGCAGAAACAGTTGCCACCACTGCGACAGTAACACAAGAAAAATTAGACAGGTTGTACAATTCGATTGTACCGCTACTCAATAATCTTAAGAAAAATCCAGAAAAAGAATATATTCTTTGGCCAAACAGAGTTGAGAAGGTGGAGGAGTTTGAAACAAGATTGCTTAACATATATCGCTCTTAGAAAAAAAACGCAAGTGATTGATTTCAAAATATTTTTGACTGCACTTTTTTGTTTACTTTCAATGAAAAATGTGGTAGAATAGTAGTATAATAAAAAAAGAGGAGATTTATTATGAAAAATTTATTTGGTCATTATCTTATCACTGCTACTTTAAAAAACGGTGACAAGTGGGAAACCATACGTCACACTAAGGCTGGTATGCAGTTGGTGATCGAAAATGTTTTGTGGGACGCTGATGTTGTTTCATTCACTGTTGAGGGAGGTAACGAATAATGGGAATGTCAAGTTTTGTTATGGATTGTGAAGAGCAGTTTATTAATTCAGTAAGTCTTAGGATTGGTGGTTGTGAACATGTTTCAGAACTACTTAACTTACTTACCAAAGATAATTGCTTTGCAGATATTGCACACATGTCTGCCGACGAACAATTAGGTTTCGTTGAAGATCTTTGGGATGAATTTTGGTCGGAGTATTCAAGCCATGCATAATATTGTAATTAAAAAAGACTCAACCTACGAAGAACGTATGGCTGCCATTCGTGCAGCTTCTGAAAGACTCAATAAACGTAAAGCGATTCGTGCAAAGCTAGCTGCTGGTGCACTACGTGTACGTAGGTATGTTGACGAGGAAGAAAAGCCTCGTCGTAAAAAGTTCGATGATATGATTGATAAGATGGATGAGAATCATAATCATTATCAAGATGCACCACAATATGCGGAGAGGTACTATGGCGAAAAAATGCGCGATACTATTGCTATGGATAATGACTGGGGTTAGTTCCTGTCACCCTGCCGTTGCACAAGAATGTTTCTATCGTAAACATATACTATATAAAGATGGTACACACGTCGAAGCTTTAGAAACATATGATTGTAACAGTCTTACGCCTCCACAGGTCATTATAGTGGAGAAAGAAGTACCTGCTAAAAACAGGTCATTTGGTGAATTTTTGTTTGGTGTTGAAGAAGACAATCAAGCGGTAAGTCACCTTTTTAGTACATTAGTAAGTGTAGGAGTATTCTAATGTTTAAGTTTGTTATGGGTGTCATTAGTGGTGTTGCACTAGTGATTTTTCAACCAGAAGTTTTAAATTGGTTTGTATCTTCTGGTTTACGCGATAATATTGTCGCAGCATTAAATGGAGTATAGAATGAAGAGACTAGCCTTGATTCCACTGGCCGTTTTAGTATCGGCTTGTGATAAAACACCACCTGAAGTGGTAATGCAAAAAGAAATGTTTGAGTATAAAAAAGCTCAAGTCGAAGACCAGATTGATGATATGCCAAATTGGTATACCGACATTCCAAAAGAAGATGATGCTGTATACGCTGTAGGTACTGCAGTTACGCCTGATCTTCAATTATCAGTAGACATTGCTGTTCTGTCAGCTAAGACAACACTAGCTGATCGTGTCGATAGTAGAATCAGGTCGCAGCTAAAAACGTTTAAAACTAAGTTAGGCACAAATGACTTCGATGCACAAGTACAGAATAACTTTGAGCAAGTAACTCGCAACTTAATTGCTGATGCAGATGTTGCAGGTTATTCCGTAAAAGAGCAAAAGATTGTACAAAACGGTACGCAGTATCGTGCATATGTTTTGCTCGAATACAAGAATGCTACAGCCAACGCTGTAATCAAAACTCGTATTAGTCAAAATGAGTACTTACTTGAAAAGCTGCGTGAAACGAAAGCGTTCAAAGAACTTGACGATAATGTAGCTGCGCAAAAAGCAGATGAACTTGCTGAAGCTCAAGTAATCGTAGATGCTATCAACGATGCCGCAGTACAGTAATTTATCTTCAGACCGTATGATGGCTTGCCGCGTTTTCGATGGTGAAATACGTAAGATCAGATCATCGTACGGTCCGGAACATCCGGATTATGATAAGTTTCAAGTAATTGCAAAATATCTTGAAGAACGTATTGATTCAATGAGAAACAAAGGACACTATGCGGAATCTGATTATACAATACTACATAAGGGGTGATGGTAAAAAATACAAATATACCAAAGTGCCTGAGTGGGGTTTAGTTTCTAGACGTAGCTTCGAAGATTATGCTAAGAAGTTTAATGTTGAATACATGTGGTATGAACAGCAAACTGTAAACGCACCTAGTCCTTTCTTTGAGTCATTGAGACCAGTATATGATAACACACTAGATGTTTATGATTATATCTTATACGTAGACTGTGATGTATATGCAACTAAAAATATCGATAACATCTTTGATTATGCAAATAATATAGGTGATGTCGGTGGTGTAATGGATAGACATATTACGGAGCTAGATGAAGATCTTGTAAAGTATATTGCCCGAAAAAACCAAACGTTTTCAAATGGTTGGTTTAATTACGAGGTAGAAGCACATGATGCAATACGTCGACACTATCACAATTGGTTTCAATGGAAGAAATCTACCACACACCCTGATTTAGATCAGTTTATAAACAGTGGTGTTATAATGTGGTCTAAGAAAGGTCGTTTGAAGGCAAGGAAGCAATTCAAGTCTATGCTCGAGTACTATACTAGGATTCCCTTTGGTCCAACAAATGGCCACCAGTTTCAAAAGTATGATCAAGGTTATTTAAACGCCATGCTTATCATGCATGATTTTGATGTAACTGAATTACCACTAAGATTTAATGACCAGCGGTGGGAAAAATATCAGCCTCCTATTGAAAAAAGTAAATTTATTCATTTCACCGGTGACAAGGGTAAAGATAAATTAGTGCATATTTATTAATTAATGGTGTACTTTTCTATAAAACTGTGATAGAATAGATCTACACAATTGAGGAGGATACCTAATGACTATGCATCTCGTTCGTGGTATGACCACTATTAATACTCGCAAGCGTAAAGCTCGTAAAAAGACTGCCGCTGTTCGCCAAGCCGAACAGGAAACGGCTAAGCTCCTCAAGTCTTTAGGGTATACCAAAGGTGGTACAAAGTGGAAAGCTAGTCTTCCATCATACACTACCAGCGATGGTGCACTGCCAACCAGCGATCGCATCATGCCAGTTGCAGGTAAGCGTAAAGCTAATCAGTATACAGGTGATGAGATCGCTGGTATCGGCACTCTACATAAATCAAATATGGTACCTATCCGCAAAGATAGTAATGATGCAGTTGCTATTGCAAATATGCGTAGATAAAAATGCAATTAAGTGCATTTTATGGTGTACTTTTGCTGAGAACTGTGGTAGAATAGATATAGAATAAAAAATGAGGAGCTAAAAATGTCAATAGAAAATACACATGCATATAAGTACGGTGAGTTAACAGTAGCTGCATCGGCCTTGGCCAGGACAATCAAAGAAGATTGGGGGTCAAAGGATTTGCAAAAAGCATTTATACTTAACCAGGCTGATAGAGTACTCGAACTTTTAGAAGCTCAACGTAATAGAGGTAAAGAATAATGGCTGTACGTAAACGCAAAGTGAAAGCAAGAGCACGCACTGGTCTTACTGGTGCACCTATAGATAAAGGTTTTGATGCTGTAAAGAGTTACTTCCATATCGATGTAGAACGTAAAGATCTTGTTAGTACGTTTAAAACTTACATTAAATCTAACGTTGACAAGAAAAATCAAAAGTTTGCATTAGCAAATCCTGATTACAAGTTCTATATGTTTACACACTATTGTGCTACCGCTTTTTGGATTAACACCGGCCTTAAACTAGACGAAAAATCTAGTAAATATGCTGATGGTTTAACCAATTACATTATAGATCTTGTTAAGATAGGTAAAGAAATTTACTTTGAGAAGCAAGCAAAAGCAAAAGATTCGGCTAACGTTGTTACACTGTCTCCTCAGCAAAGACTGCAAAAGAAGATTAGTAATACTATCATGCAGGACCTGCTGGCCCTAGAAGATGCGTGGATGGACGGTGACAAAGCCGAGTTGGATATATACCAAGAGTTTAAAAGACACGGTCTATCTGGCAGTGCAGTAAAGCCAGTTAGAGAAGTAATTGAAGGCTGGTTACTTGATTATGAAGATGCATACCACAAACGCTGCAATGACGCAGTGGAAGGATATGCCCATTTGAAAAGACCAGAACTCAACCGGAGGATCAAAGCATGTCAGTCCATGCTGAATGATTGCGATCGTATCCGTTCCGCAGCAAAAGCAACTCGTGCAACGCGGGTTAAACAACCAAAGTCTGCGGATAAACAAATAGCTCGAGTTCAGTATAAGAAAGAAGATACTGAATATAAGCTAGTGTCGATACCGCCGATCAAAGTGGTCGGTGGTACTCGACTATTCACCTTTAACACAAAGACTCGTGTAATAAGTGAATATATAACTCAAGATACTAAAGGTTTCGAAATCTCTGGTACAACAATTAAGAACTTTGACAAGGTTAACAGTAGGTGTCGCAATCTACGTAAGCCGGCTGAGTTTTTTCCAGAGATATTTGATCGAAGCCCAAAGCAAATCGATAAAGCATGGAATGATCTAAAAACTAAAGAAAGAGTACCTAATGGTCGTATCAATGGTGATACAATCTTACTAAGGGTTATGGATAGATGACAATAGAACTACAGTTCTTAAATAAAAATCGCTTTACTAAACTCGTAGAGAATACAGTTTATGATTTAAAGATAAGTTATATGGACGCCATTATACATCTTTGTGATAAGAACGATATCGAACTAGAAGATATTAATAAGTTTATATCACCAATTATCAAAGGTAAGATCGAGGCCGAAGCTATGGGTCTTAACTTCTTACCAAAAACTAATTCATTGGATTCAGCATTTTTCGAATAAGATGAATATAAATAGTTGTACATTACAGTCATACTGTGTTATAATAAAAAATATATTTCAGCAATACAAGGAACATACAAATGTCATTTGAAGCACTTAAACGCAATCGCGGTACAGATATTTCCCAACTCGTCAAAGCAGCAGAAGCAGCCGGAGCCGGCGGCGGAGAAAAGAAAAACTATGACGATGAACGTATTTGGAAACCAACAGTTGACAAAGCGGGGAACGGATATGCAGTACTACGATTCTTGCCAGCAGCCGAAGGTTCAGAATTACCGTGGGTCAGATATTGGGACCACGGATTCAAAGGACCAACCGGTTTATGGTATATCGAAAACAGCCTTACATCTATTGGTCAACCTGATCCAGTCGGGGAGCTTAACTCCAGACTTTGGAATTCAGGACACGAAGAAGACAAAGAAACAGCGCGCAAACAAAAGCGGCGACTCCACTACGTAGTTAACGCCTTGGTTGTAGAAGATCCCTCTGCACCAGATAACGTAGGTCGTGTTGTACTTTACAAGTTCGGTAAGAAAATCTTTGACAAGATCATGGATGTTATGCAACCAACCTTTGCAGACGAAAAGCCAGTCAACCCATTTGACTTCTGGGATGGTGCAGACTTTAAACTAAAGATTCGTCAGGTTGAAGGTTATCGTAACTACGATAAATCAGAGTTTGCTTCTCAATCACCTTTACATGGTGGCGATGAAGCGAAGTTAGAATCAGTATATAATCAAATGCACTCACTTACAGAGTTTACTGATCCTAAGAACTACAAGACTTACGATGAACTAAAGACCAAGTTGGCTCGAGTTCTAGGTGAGGAAATGTCTATGGGTGCACCTACCATGGCACAGGAATCTCAAATGAATGTTCCTGCACCAGCGCCCGAGTATCGAGTGGCTGAACCGGTAACTGCCGAGGAAGTCAAGTTGGATGATACCGATGACACAATGTCTTACTTTGCAAAGCTTGCAAACGACGACTA